TAAATTTGTTGCTGATAAAGATTTAAAAACAAAACTATCTCATGAACTTGAGAAAGAAATAATATCGCTTAATAAGGCACAGTTGGAAGTAAATAAAGTTGAAGCAAAACACAATAATATATTCGTTGCAGGCTGGCGTCCATTTATTGGTTGGTGTTGCGGTTTATCACTCGCTTATCATTTTATTTTAGAACCAGTCATACAATATATTCTTATTGTTAATGGGATTCAATTTGAAACGCCTGAGTTTGATTTTAGTCAACTATCTACAATCGTTATGGCTATGCTTGGCATGTCAACGCTTAGAACATACGAAAAAACCAAAAAATAATATGTTAGACAATGTAAAACAAATGTTACTCAAGCATGAAGGCATGAGGACTTTTCCTTATAAATGTTCTGAAAACAAATTAACAATAGGCGTGGGAAAAAACTTAGAAGCAAATGGCATAACAGAAGATGAGGCTCTATATCTTTTAGAGAATGATATAAAAAGAGTTACAGATAACTTAGATAAGATGTGGGATGTATGGAGAACATTCCCTGAGAAAGCACAACTAGTATGTGTAGATATGACCTTTCAAATGGGCATAACAGGTTTTATGAATTTTAGACAAACAAGAGCATTAATGGAGATGGGTTGTTGGTTAGAAGCAAGTGAAGAGGTATTAAGAAGCAAGTATGCAATCCAAACACCCAATAGAGCAGCTTATAATTCAAGGCAATTAGCCTTATGTCAAAATGCCAAGAAAAACATCAGACCAACATCAAGCTAATTCAAGACTTGGTGCTTTAGGCGAATCGCTAGTACAAACCTTTCTGCTTGAATATGCAGACTTTTGTTATCCAACTCAAGAGAAGCATCCTGCTGATCTTCTTATGGAAGTTTCAGGAGGCAAATATACTGTTCAGGTAAAAAGCAGGCGAACAACCAAAGAGAAGAAGTTTGTCTTTGCTGCTGAGAACTCAAGAGCAATGTCTGAAACTTATAAAAACTATCGTTGCGACATCTTAGCCTTTGTATTCTTTTATGACGATGAGAAAAGAATTATGTTCAAAGCAAATACATCATCGCAAAATTATTTCACCTTTGATAAAAAAGTTATTACTGACAATATGGAATTAGATTCCCTGCAAGAAACTCTTGATGCACTTAATTCTGTCCCTATTTTAAATTCAATCATATAATTTATTTAAATAAATGTTTGCATAAATATATATTTATGTTATAATGTATGTATGTTAAATAAAAGTAAGGAGTTAAATAACATGAGAAAACAAGCAGATCACACTACTTTGGCAAAGTATTTCACTATACCTAAAGATGCTAGAACAATACTTGATGAAATAGACAGACAACTTATAAAAGTTGCTGAATCAATAGATGAAGCATCTTATGGCTATGATGGAACCACAGAGCCAAATGAAAATGATGTCAAAGATATATTAGGCAAATTACAAAAAATAATTGATAAATATAAGGGAGAGTAAATTATGATTGAAAAAATACAGGTATTAGTTCTATTAGCTGTCATGTGCTACCTATGTTATGGAGTAGCTCTAATCATCAACGACAGGAATAACAGAAAATGAATGTAACATTTAATTTAATGGGTGGTGGTGAATTGAATATACCATCAAGAGCAATTAGTGGTTTCTATAAAGATGAATTTACCAGTGATGTTATTGTCGAAGTCAATGGTGATGAATACAAACTTAGAGATTCACTAGATGAAGTTAGATACATACTAGGATTAGCAAGATGAAAATAGAATCACTAAAGAACTTTGCATCAGAGCAAAAAGGACAAGCACTGATTTATAAAGATATACCTAATGAGGATTACCATGCAGGTGTAGGTATAAGCAGTAGTTATATTAGAAGATTTGGTGAATCACAGCTTCATGCAATAGAACACAAACAAGAAAGCACACCAACACTAAAGTTTGGCACAGCAGCTCATGCCTTGATTGTAGAGGGTAGAGAAGCCTTTGATAAAGAGGTTAGAGTAATGCAAGGATCGCCTTACACAAAAGCCTACAAAGAAGAGAAGGCAGAACATGAGGAGCAGGGTTTTATTGTTCTTAAAGAAGCCGATCTTGAAGTTATAGAAGGAATGAAGGCAAATATGGTTTACGAAGGTAACGCTTACTTAAATGCTAAAGGCAAATTAGCAGAAGCAAGTGTTTACTGGTACGAAGATGACATTCTTTGTAAGTGTAGACCTGACATGATGTGTCCACCTTTAGACCAACCAAACGCAGACAATAAGATGGTTGTAGTAGATTATAAAACTACTATATCTTGCGAGCCCTATGCTTTTAATAAGTCGGTCAAGAAGTATGGTTATGACATGCAAGCAGCTTGGTATAGAAGAGGAATTCAAATGTCTGGATATGATGTTGATTCTTTTGTATTTATAGCCCAAGAGAAAGTACATCCTTATGCTTCTAAGGTATTTCGAATTACTAAAGAGCAAATGGATTATGGTTGGACAATGATGGAAAACTATTTAGAAGAGTATAAGGAGTATCAAAAAGGTAAACCTCTTACTATTTACAATAGTCCTAATGTTGTTGATTTGGTTTTATAGAAAGGGCAAATAGATATATGAGAGTATTAAGTATTTGGAGAGTTTATCCTTTGCCCTTGAACCTAGTATACAGTTTTTGAAGAAGTAGGTAATAAAGTCCTAGCTTTATTATCAAATAAATATTAATATAAAAAAGGAGAGTCAGAATGGAAGAAAAAACAAAAAAAGCACTTTGGATATCAGAAGATCTACATAAAGAGATCAAGATATTTGCAATTAAAAATAACATGAATATTGAGACTGCATCTCAGATGGTCTTGAAGCTAGGCATGTGTTCTTACAAAGCGGAGAAGAAGAATGGGTCAAAATAGTAAAGCAGTTGCAAAGCGTAGAGAAGAGCTAAAACAAGAGAAGTTAGATAAGCAAGTTAAGTATTACTATTACCAAAAAGGTGCTGGCGAGCATTACAGAGAAGTAGCTTACATGAGCGGTAAGATTGAAAGGACTGATTTTAATGATTGATGCGATTCTATATTTTATTGCAACAGTATTTGGTTTGGTGTTTATAGGTGGTGTTATAAGTTTACTAGCATTTATTTACATAATTAGAGAGTTAGATTAATGGTAAACAGTAGAAATAAAGGAGCAGCATTTGAGAGGGTTATAGTCAATAAGATTAATACTCTTCTTGAATCTAAGGGTATAGATACTAGAGTTAAAAGAAACCTAGATCAATATCAAACTAAAGGCATGGCTGATGTTTACTGGGATAACTTTGCAATTGAATGTAAAAGATATAAAGCTGGTGGCAAAAAGACCATGTATAAGAATGAGTGGTGGCAACAGGCAGTAGATAGTGCTGGAGATGATTTGATACCTTTGCTAATTTTTAAATATGATAGAAGAGAGCCTATGTGTGTGATTCCTCTTTATTTGGTTACAAGTGTAGAGACTGCAAATTGGCAATGCACATACCTATGTCCTCTATCAGAAATATGTGAAAGGTTAGATGAAATCTTACAAAAGGCAAATGGATTTAAACAGCTATCTTCTTGAGGAAGATTTTGAAGAGTTTTGTAGGAAGTCCTACGAAAGAATCACATTAGCTTGCGATGTATTTGGCATAGTTAATGATGAGGATTATTACAGTTTTAAAGAAAGGTGTTATACCCAACTTGAAACTGATTACTTAAACAGTATTGAAAAAACAATACATTAAACCATAGGAGAGTATTATGGATATATTAGGCGGAATGAGTAATTCCAGCGATAGTCAGCAAGTTTACCTTGCTTTCAAAACAGCCGATCAACAATTTTTTGTTAATGGGCAAACAGCAATTGATTTTAAATACTTGCAGTTAGACCCTGCAACATTTAAAAGCGGTTGGGGTAGGTATGCTGGTGAGTATCAGTATCAATGGGACGCTAAGTTTGGAGAAGCAAGCCCTAAACCTGCCGAGGATTGGAAAAGAGCTTTTAGTTGTTGTGTCATGCCTCATGGACATGAACATGCACTTATTTGGAGTAGATTTACTTTTGCTGAATCTAGTGCTTTTAATAAGATACTAAGTAGCTTTTGGAATCAAATGGATGCAAATAGCAATTCTTTACCTGTAGTTGAGTACAAAGGCTCAAAAGAAATACAGGTGGGTATAGGAAGATCATCAGAGCTATCTTTTGAGTTTTCTAAGTTTGCTCCAAGGTTTGATAACTTTGTTATCCCAGCATTTTATGATAAGGATGATGATGCTGTAGAGGACACATTTAAAAGTCCTAATGATGGTCTTGCCGATAAAGTGCAAGAGATGGTTGATAAGAATGAATTGACAGACGATGATATTCCATTCTGATGCAACAGATAGATTGGATAAGAATAGCACCTGACGTTGCCAAGCAACTACTAGGAGAACCCACTAAAACCTCATCTAACGAGCTTAGATGGGGTAGCAAGGGGTCTATGGCTCTTAATCTATCAGAGGGGACTTTTTACGATCATGAAGAAGGAGTCGGTGGGGGAGTAATAGATTTAATTAAACATCTAAATCAAGATGTTAATACAGTTTTAAAACAGTTTGGTTATGACTTAGCATTACATTCAAATGACTCCTTATTAAGTGGCTTTAACCCCCCTAAAATTGAAGCCACAAGTAGTGCTAAGTCATTCTCTCGAGAGCAAATGATTGATTTATATAAACAGTCAATCGTTAGTCTTAAGTATAATGATAATTTCATGGTTCTTAGATTTCCTGAAGGTCATGTCATAAAACAGAAATATGCACCTTTTACACTAGGTGCTGATGGTTTATGGTCTTTAAAACGCCCTGACAGCACTCTCATGCCAATTTACTATACGGACAAGTACCCTACTAAGCCAATTGTAATAAACGAGGGTGAGAAGGCTCTAAGGGGCTGTGAGCAAATAATTGGAGATAAACTTGATTCTTGTACTTGGCATGGTGGAGTTAATAGCTGGAAGAAAGCAGATTGGAAACCTATACTAAAAAGAGAAGTATGGATATTTCCTGATAATGATAAGGCAGGCAAAGATTGTGCAGATGAATTAGCTGAACATTTAAGGAAACAAGGATGCCAGTCAATTAAGATAATTAAGCCACCTAAAAGATTTGAAGATAAAGATGATCTTTACGATGCATATAAAAGAGGTGACTTTAAATCAGCAGATCATTTTATTCGTTACGCCAATTTGCAAAAACAAAAGTTACCTGCTGGTGCTTTACGTTTTCAAAGAGCCGATTATGTAATATCGCAGGTAACGAATCCTGATTGGCTGATAACAGATGTCTTTGAACGAAATCGTTTGATAACTGTATTTGGTGAGCCGAAATCAGGCAAATCGTTTATTGCGATAGCTATGGCTTGTGCGGTAGCAAGAGGTACTGATTTCTATGGTCATACTGCAAAAAAAGCACCTGTAGTATATCTTGCAGGTGAGGGTTTGGCTGGAGTACGCAGGAGACTTTCAGCCGCAAATCAATATTTTAAGAAGATAGACCCAACTGAAGAAGATGAAGGTCTTAAAGATGTGCCATTGTTTTTATCTAATAGAGGATCAAGAATTAATGAAGCTGATGAATATGAGAAGTTAGTAGATGAAATTAATTTACTTAAAGAACAAGAAAAGCAAATTGGTTTAATTATCTTTGATACGTTTCAGCGTAACTTTAGTGGCGATGAGAACTCAGCTCAAGAGGTTAATAAGTTTGTCAAAGCCGCAGATCAATTGATTCATGATTTTGATTGTACAGTATTACTTGTACATCATACTGGTAGGGGTAATAAAGGCAGGGCTAGAGGTAGTTCTGTTCTTGATGCTTCTATAGATGGTGAGTTCTTAGTTGAGAGAAAAGATAAGACTATTGATGGTGAAGAGAAAATGTTAGTTAAGATAAAACAGACTAAGAATAAAGATGGCATGGGTATGGCAGAAAAGAATTTTGAATTCCATGAAGAGAGAATAATTGGTGAAGGTCTTGATGTGACTTCAGGATTGTTAATTGAGACTGATTCAGAGATTGAATCTGATGAGGAAACACAATCAAAGATAGATCATATAGTAGATAAAAAGATAGTGGGTTTAATGTACTCTTTAGCACTTGATGAGGAAAAACCTGAAGAAAAATGGTTTACACACTCTACTTTTAAGCATCATGCAGTTTTTAACGGAAGTGGTAAGCCAATTGGTAGAGATAACACAAATAATGCTTTTGCAAGGTTAGAAAAAGCTGGAATTGTGGTTCAAGCCAAAAGAGACGAAAATGCTACAACCAAGCAGGGTTACAGGCTAGTTGACTTCAGACCTTATGAAGATTATGAGCTATTATAATGCTAGAGTGTGTAAGTGTGTAAACGAGTGTGTAAGTGTGTAGCGGTACATTATATAAGTGTGTGTGTGTGTAGTAGTCCGTAAGGACTACACAGATACACACTTAGATGTACACACATAACACAGGATATAAAATATGAGTAATTATTTAGAAGAATCTTTAAAAGATAAATTGAAACAACTTAGAGTTTATGAAGCTGAAACTAAAGTTAAGTGGGGTAATTTTAAACGAATCTATAAAATGGTAGGTGTTGACTTTGAGATCAAGTTTATCAAAGCAGAACAATTGCTAAAAACATCTTTACGAGAAGATGAACCTAAAAAGCAAATTGCAATGGTAGAAATGATGATGAGAGCTTATGAGCAATTGAATATCAAATGTGAAGAAAGTGGATATATCATGATTCAACCAAATGCAAAATGTTTTACGTTTGATAAAAAGACCGCATTGATTTGTGATACTGATGATGAGAAGCCAACATTAGAACTAATACACAAAGATGAAAAAGATATTATGATATTTAGTATTGAAGAACTATTAAGATGTATTCCTGATGATTTTATGAAAGCAAAAGAACTTTTAAGCAAATTAGATAAATCTGTAAATATACAAAGAGTAGATTATGTCTAAGTGGCACGGAGGCAAAGGAAGTAAACGTAGACCTGAAGATTCTAAGAAGCTAGATGCAAATTGGGAAAAAGTATTTGGAAAAAAGAAAAA